CTCTTGAGCAATAAAACCATAATCTTTTTTGCCTTCAAAGCTACCATCTCTACGCGCCCAGTCAAACTTAACAGGTCTTAATCGTTTAATAAAATTAACACCATGCTCAAGATCTGTAATATTTGTTTTATCTCTTTCATCAGAAAGAGAAGAAATGCTTGTCACATTACATCTTAATGATGTAATAGATGAATTACCTAATGTAATTTGATTACTAACACTAGTTGTCGATGCCGCTGCTTGGTATCCTATTACTGTATTATTATTACCTGTTGCTACTCCACCGGCTTCTTTTCCAAGAATTGTATTATGTGCTCCATCATCTAACACAGCAGCTGCTAGGTGACCTACTACAGTATTACCAATTCCAGTATAACTAAGAGGAGCAATGTCAGCACCAATATATACACAACCAGTGGTAGGACGACTAGTTAGGCATGCTTGATAACCAATAATTACATTGCCTGTTGCCGTATTTAAAAATGGAACAGCTCCATAACCCAGTATAGTATTCTTGTGATTATTACCAACAAACATACCTGATGCAATACCATGTCCAACATAAGTATTAAATTCACCAGTTTGATGACCTGAAGCTGTTTGATTTCCTATAAATATATTTTGCTTGCCGCTATTGTTAGGTTTGCCGCCAGCTTTATAGCCAATAACAATTATGCCAGAAACATTATTTGCAAAGCCAATAGCATCTTTACCTATAATAACAGAATCTTTAACACCATATCCAGTAGTAGCTGCTTTTTCACCAATAACAACACTATTTTGATTTTCGTTCAGTAAATACTTACCACATTGATAACCTATCCAAACATTACCAGAATTTTCGGATGTACCAGATGCATTGTATGCAGCAGCTTGATAACCTATAGCAACAGTATTTGTATAGTATTCACCAGATTCAGCAACATTGCTACCAATGAAAACATTATAAGCAGCAGTTCCTGCTTTGCGTAAACCCCTCCATCCTATAACTGTATTGTTAGTATGACTTGTTATAAATCCAGAACATGCCTCTGATCCTATATAAATACCATTTGCAATACCTGCATGCAAGTTACAAGCTTTAGATCCAATAACAATAGCTTTGTCAGTGCTTGTGGTATAACCAAATATGTTTGCATCTTTACCTGCTTGATAACCAATAAGAACGCAATCATCTGATGTTCTATAAGTATTAGCACCGCCTTTGCCACCTTCAAAACCAATAATAACAGTACGCTCTGGTTCATATAATTCTGTTGCTGCTTCGCAACCTATAATGACATTTTTTCCTTCATTGCTGGCAAATCCAGTTGTGCCTGAACATACATTTTGGCCAATTAATACACCAGATGAAATTACAGTTCGACCAAAAAAATTAGATATTTTACCAGCTGCTGTGCCAATAATAACAGTACCAGTTTCTGAAACAGTGTTTTGATTTGCACCATATTGTGTTCTTCCTGTTTCAGTAATACCACTTAAACTAGAACCTCCTGCAGAAATAGTAGTAAAACTTAATTTACCTGCACCGTCAGTCGTTAACACATCACCAGATGTGCTATCACCACTAGGTAATCTAAATGTAGTATTACTACCATCTAATGTTGTTGGTGCTCTAAATGCAACATAGTTTGCACTGTTTCCTTGGTAAAATCTAACTTCAGTACTATCACCATCTGCATTATCTTTAAATTGTAGTAAACCAAACAATCCTGTAATAGTCGTAGTTTTTTTAAGGGTGCTGCCTCCATTTGAAGTTAAATTAGTTCCAATAGTTGCATTATTAAAATTACCACTACCGCCAGTTACGGTTGTCCCAGACACAGTGGTTGTACCAACTACCGTGCCACCTGTAATATTAGTAAACTGTGCATATGTACCAGTTACAGTTGTACCTGAAACAGTAGTGCTTTTAGCTAATACAAAATTACCTGTTCCGAAGTTACTTGTATTACCAGTAATAGTTGTTCCACTTAAACCAACTGCGTTTAAATAATTTGATGCAGCAGTATAATATAAAGAACCAGTTGAATAAGCAAGACCGCTTCCTGTTGAATTTGCTTTTAAAACAACATAAACAGTTCCTTCTCCTGGAAGTGCTGTTGAATTAATACCTGTTGAGTAAACTTGTTCAGCACTTGCAACTGACCAAGTTAACCTGCCAGCACCATCAGTAGTTAATAAATTACCAGATGAACCGTCACCACTAGGCAATCTAAATGTGGTGTTACTACCATCTAATGTTACTGGTGCTCTAAAGCCAACATAGTTTGCACTATTTCCTTGATAGAATCTAACTTCAGTAGTATCACTATCTGAATTATCTTTAAATTCTTGTAAACCATTTAATCCTGTAATAGTCGTAGTACCTTTTAAAGTACTGCCTGCACTATTCAATGCAGTAAAATTACCAGTAGCACCTGTAACAGTTGTACCCGACACAGTGGTTGTACCAACTACCGTGCCACCTGTAATATTTGTAAACTGTGCATTTGTACCAGTTACAGTTGCTCCAGATACAGTAGTGGTACCGACAATTGTACTGCCGGTAATATTAGTAAACTGTGCATTTGTACCAGTTACAGTCGCACCTGAAATACTAGTTGTACCAACTACTGTGCCACCAGTAATATTTGTAAACTGAGCATTTGTACCGGTTACGGTTGCTCCTGACACAGTAGTTGTACCAACTATTGTGCTTCCTGTTAATGTTGTAAATCTACCCGAATCACCTGTAATAATTGCACCGCTAATCGTTCCAGTAACAGTTAAATTAGGTACATTAAAACCAGTAACAGTAAGTGTGCCAAAATTACCTGTATTACCAGTTACGGTTGCACCTGATACAGTAGTCGTGCCAACAATTGTTGTTCCTGTGATATTTGTAAACTGTGCATTTGTACCAGTTACAGTTGCTCCAGATACAGTAGTCGTGCCAACAATCGTACTGCCTGTAATATTAGTAAACTGAGCATCAGTACCGGTTACGGTTGCTCCTGACACAGTAGTCGTGCCAACAATCGTACTGCCTGTAATATTAGTAAATTGAGCATTAGTACCAGTAACTGTTGCACCTGAAATACTAGTTGTGCCAACTATTGTGCCACCTGTAATATTAGTAAATTGAGCATTAGTACCAGTAACTGTTGCACCTGAAATACTAGTTGTGCCAACTATTGTGCCACCTGTAATATTAGTAAACTGAGCATCAGTACCGGTTACGGTTGCACCCGATACACTAGTTGTGCCGACTATTGTGCCACCTGTAATATTGGTAAATTGAGCATTTGTGCCTGTAACAGTTGCACCGGATACCGTAGTGGTTCCAACAATCGTACTACCTGTAATATTTGTAAACTGAGCATCAGTACCTGTAACAGTTGCACCGGATATACTAGTTGTGCCAACAATCGTACTACCTGTAATATTTGTAAACTGTGCATCAGTACCAGTTATCGTTGCACCCGACACACTAGTTGTGCCAACAATTGTGCTTCCTGTTAAAGTTGTGAATCGCCCAACATCACCGGTAATAATTGCACCGCTGATTGTTCCTGTGACTGTAAGATTAGGTACGTTAAAACCAGTAACATTAAGTGTGCCAAAATTACCTGTTTGACCTGTTATTGTTATGCCTGAAATAACAGATGACTCACCTGTAACATATAGCCCTGAATTAAAAATTCCTGATCCTGTAACCCAAATATCTTCAACAAAATAAGCATCACCAGTTACAGTTAATCTTTCTTTTATGATCCCTGTAACAAAATAAGCAGTATTTGCATTTAAAATATCAAAATTACCCGTATTACCAGTAACTGTTGCGCCAGATACTGTAGTAGTTCCAATTATAGTAGTGCCAGTTATAGTTGTAAATTTACCTGTATCACCTGTTACAATTGCACCAGATACACTAGTTGTTCCGATTACATTTTCACCTGTAATATTAGTAAACTGTGCATTCGTACCAGTTACCGTTGCTCCAGATACAGTTGTTGTACCGACAATTGTTGCTCCCGTAATATTGGTAAATTGAGCGTTTGTACCAGTAACTGTTGCACCAGACAGAGTACCTTTTATTTCTACGCCTGACAGAAAATAACCACTTTCTCTTACTGTTAATGTTCCGCTAACATTTAAATTTCCACTATGTGTTGTACCACTGGTAACTAAAGTACTAAAAATACCTGTTGTAAATTCAGCTGTTTTACCTGTAACAGTATTACCACTAATCGTACCAGTAACAGTTAAATTACCATTAATAGTACCGCCAGTTGCAGGAAAATATAATGTGTTTAAATAACTTATAAATCCTGATACTTCTAATTTTTTATTTTTAATAGTAGGATCTACTTCGTCGGTTCGGACAACGGTAAATAAATCATTACCGTTTAAATCAGTACCAAGAATTAAAGGTAAATCTGAAATTTTACGGTTGGCCACTATTTTAAATCAACTTTTTGTATATCAATTATAATCCCACCTAAATCTACCTAGCTTCCCATTTTATCTCTATTTTTGGTAAATTAGTTGCAAAATTCCAAAAATTTTGTATGCCAATTACAAGCCCACAAGACAATGCAAATACAACAATTATTTCTGCTACTGTTAAATTTCTTCTTACATATTGAATTCTGGGTTCTTGACTTGCAACAGGCGCTTGTTGCAAAGGTTGTTGAAACGGTTGCTGTAATGGTAAAGGTTGTTGCATCAATGGTTTTTGTTGCAACCTTGCTCTTGCTTCTTTTAATTTTTCCAGCTCAAAAGAAAATTGCGCATTTATTTCATTCATTTGTTCTGCTGTTAAATTATTAGTTGTGTTACTAGGCGGAATTTGAGAGTCCATGTTTGAAATTAATTTTTTTAAGGCTAGCATAAAAGAAAACAAAAAACATGACAGACAAATTTTTAGAAGATATGGTTTACGAATTAAAAGGAATAAAAACAATTCTTGGATCAATGTGGCATTCTAGGTATAAAACGGATGAAACAGATCGAATGAATCCAGAAGCTTATGCAGATGAATATATTTCTACAGAAGAATGTGCAAAAAGATTAAATATATCAGACCAAACAATCCGAAACTGGATCGCCAAAGCTAAAACACACAAAGACAAAGGATGGGTAGAAGGCATTCATTACGTTAATGTTTGCCCTAATTTCAATTCAAAACCAGTTATTCGTATTCCTTGGAACGAATTAATTAGAAGTTTTGCTAAAAATAAATCAACTGAAATTGTTGATTTAAGAGAAAAACGTATGTACCAACCTCAAAATACGGTTCGCCTGTAATGTCTAATTTATTAAAAAATATCGATATCTCAAAAGTAACAATTGAGAATAGTTTTGAGATGCTTCCTCCAAGTTTATTTGAGCAAGTTTCAGTTTTTTTCCCGCCTTCAGGTTCGTTTGATAGTTTGTGTCTTCAAAGATATTTAAAAAATCTAGTTGAATACGAAGAAGAAGACTGCAGTTCTTCTATGTCTTTGACGAATCAATTAAGACTAGCTTTTTCTGATATGACCCCGGATACAATTTGTGGTAAATTTCCACAAGCTGAATTGGCTTTAAAAAGAAGATTGCGTTGTGTTGCTGAATATTTAATTAGATCTAAAGAATTTGACAAATTAAAAAATGAAAAAGGTCAATTAATAAAAAAACGAGGAGTTATAGGTAAACTAGTGTGTGTTTACAAACCGCTGCCAAAGCTTTTAGAATCATTAAAAAAACAAGGTCTTTTAAACAATGAACAGACAAGAAAAGTTATTATCAACTCTTTTGAAAAATAAACACGATCCAACTGAAGCACAGATGATCGATACAACTGTGCGTTTTATCTTAAATGATATGGGTCATATTTATATAAAATTTTGGAAAAACGAAGGCCCAGGGGTAATGGTATTTCAACCACAAAGCTCTGAACGAAGTATGTTTTATTGGACCTTAAAAGAACTTCATGACGCCAAAGAAAGTTGTGAACGAGAAAATAATGGAGATTTAGCTGAAAGTTTTAGACGTATTTTAGAAGCTGCTGCAAAAATTAAACCAGATGAAAAAGCAGGTTACTTGATAAATGATAATGAAGGTATAAGATATTTTGAAATAGATTATAACAAAGCCGAGGATGGGAATAACTAAAGACTATCGTCGTGAAGATCAAGAGCTGATTACCAGTCCTGACCTGGTTCAATCAGCTCATGCTTTAATGGGTGATATTGATTTAGATGTTGCCAGTTCAGCTGTTGCTAATGAATACGTTCAGGCTAAAGAATTTTTTAGTCCTCAGGATGATGGTTTAAATGAACAAGAATGGTATGGCAAATGTTATTTATTTCCTCCAAGTGGTACATATTTTTTTGATAAAAAGAAAGACAAATGGCGTATGACTCGTTGCAATGCAACTGTTATTAATTCTTCTCACTCAGTTTGGTTTCAAAAATTATATCGCTCATGGTTAAAAGGTAAAGTAGAGCAGGCAATTTTTTTTACAAATTGTACAGATATTATCAGATATGAACAAAAAATTTTTGATTTTCCTGTTTGTATTTTAAGAACAGCTCCTGAATTAATTAAAAATTCCAGTAAAGGAATTACAAAACACAGAACGTCTACTTCATTAGTTGTTTATTTACAGCCTAAACATAATTCTGGAGAAGCCACTCAAAATTTTTTAGATATTTATTCTGAAAAAGGTCGCATTTTATATTAAACCGGTTAAAGTAATTAAACCGAGAACAGATCAATGACTCTTTTGTGCGATAAAGAAATTTCTGATTTAGCTATTAATCAAAATATGATTAATCCTTTTACTCCTAAAATCGTTAGAGAAGAAGGTGGCAGAAAAATTTTAAGTTATGGTTTAGGTTCTTATGGTTATGATATTAGGCTTTCTCCTTCTCAATGCCTTGTTTTTGGACGCATTGATGTTGGTGAGACAGATCCTAAAAATTTCAATCAAGATATTTTGCGTCCTGTAGAACTTTTAAAGGATGAACGTGGAGAATATTTTTTAATTCCACCTTATGGTTATTGTTTAGGTGTAGCAGAAGAACGTTTAGAATTGCCAGATAATGTCACTGTTGTTGCAATGGGCAAAAGTTCTTATGCACGAACAGGTATCATTGCTAATATCACACCAGCAGAGGCAGGTTGGTGTGGCCATCTTACTTTAGAAATTAGTAATGCTACTCCTTTGTTTAATAGAATTTATGCAAATGAAGGCATAATTCAATTGTTGTTTTATAAAGGTAACCCATGTGATACTACTTATCACAATCGCCAAGGCAAATACCAAGACCAGGCAAAAGAAGTAGTTACTTGTAAAGTTTAAAAGAAAAAATTACCAAAACTAGATCTTTCTGGTTTTTGCGCATACGCTGTTGATCCTACAGGTCCAAATGATGTTCCTTCATTTGCACTTGTAGGTTCTTTTATAGCTTGACTTTTTAATCTTCTTCCAGCTGCTCTTGCTGCCCTTAAAAACTTAGCTACACTATTTTGTTTTCTTTCTCCTCTTAAATTTCCAAATTTAGCTGCAACGCCTTCTTCTTCTCCGCCAACTCTTCTTAAGTCAACATCATATGCTTGTTCAGGATTTAAATCTGATGATTCAGCCCCTGATGTTCCTGAATCAATTCTAGGGTCGTAAGTTTGTCTTACTCTACCCGAAAAAGCTTGTTTTGGTTGATATGTTTTTGCCATGTTAATATTGTAAACGACAGACATCTTAGTAAAATGAAAGCTGATTTATTTTTAGATGGATATTTAAATGCAAATGGTAATGAGTTAACACGTAGAGCTTTAACTATGCGTGACTTTGGACAACCTTTAGATAATGAAGAAAATGATGTTCCGCTCTATGATCAATACAATACGGGTTTAGCTCTTACTGAACAAGGGCGGGAACGTATTAATTTAACTTTAGAGGGAAACCAATGTCCAATGAAAGACAGCCGTCCGGGTGTAACTGGAACAATTCCGAGTATGGAACAGGGCGTTTTAATGGGTGCAATGCCAATGCCCAGAACGCTAACTACTATACCTTTAGTGGCTATGCCTGTTCGGGAACAAATGCTTGCGATGCAGCGCCAGGGGAAAATGTAATTTCTCAAACTTATCCACCTGTTAGCTTTGAAACGGTATCAATAAACGATATTAAAAAGAGCTGGGAACACCCCTGGGAAACACCTATTGCTATTAAATTAGATGCAGATATTAATGTAAACAATCCGCTTCATTATCAATCTGAAAAAATGGAATGTATTGACGCTATTGAAGCGCAGTTAACTCCCGAAGAATTTATGGGATTTTTAAAAGGTAATATTGCTAAATATATGTGGCGTGAAAAAACAAAAGGTGGTGCTGAGTCTCTAAGAAAAGCTAAATGGTATTTAGATAAGCTGATTCAAATTAGATGAGTTGTGTATCATCTTCATCATCTTCTGTTTCATTTTCTTGTGTCATATGAGTAAGTTCTTCTAATTCAAGCTCAGTGGGGATGTCAAATTCAATATTGACACCCTCACTGGCCATAATATCTTTTATTGCTGTAATTTCTACTAATCTTTGATGATAAAGATTTAATAAAGTATGGTATAACTGATCCCACGTCATATCTACTGCATGTAATTCAGCTTTGCGCATTGCAAATTTGAATTCCAATGGCAGTTCTAGTTCAGTAGGTTCGATATGATCCATGAAATACTACATTTTTTCTATAACTATTTTATCGTTTATTTTAAAAATTACATCTTACTATCCTTGTCCTCTTTTTAATTTTTTATTGTGTTTTGGTTTTGAATGTTGACCATTTCCTTGTTTTGTTTTTTTAGGAGAACCTACAACGTAACCACCGCCTTTTTTCATGGGATCAAAAAACTCTTTTCATTATACCTACTATTTCCAGGTAAACAAGTTCCCTAGGTTTCCTAAAGTACTTTCGATATCGTTTTCTTGGTCTTCTTCGTCTTCGTCAAGTTTAAAATCGAACAAATTATCTTCGTCTGTTGTGATATCTTCTTGTTCTTCGATTGGATCATCAAATATATTTTCTAAAGATGTCAATGATGTAAATGGATCAGACAAATCAATTTCAAATTCAGGTATTTTTCCTTGAATAATTTTATCTAAAACTTGCATGTCTTCCAAACTTTCACCTTCTAAGAAAGTATCAAAAAATTCTTTTTGTGTCCCCTGGTAGCCTGTGTCTTGGAATAGTTTATAAATTGCAGTAAAGTCTTCTTCGTTAACTGTGTTATCTTCATCTCTTTCAATATAAGTAGCACCAAGGCGAGCTTGCGTTGGTTTTAATTCTTTTTTATTTAATAATTCAATCGTTTCTCTAATTTCAGCAGCTTCTGCTGTTCTCAATACTTCTGCTGCATAGTCTGATAATTCTTCAAAAGTTGTATCATTTCCTAGACCAAAACTTTGTAATAAATCTTTCCAAACTTCAGGATTATCTTCTGGATTTACTCCTCCTAATAAATATTTAATTGCATCATCAGGTGAAACAAACTCACTAAAAACAGTTGGAATTGATGCTGCTTTATCTGCAATAGTGTTTCGTAAAATTGTAGCTGATATGTTTTGTGGATTTTCAGAAGCTGAAAGCATTACTAATCTTGTGTTACCATCTTCGTCAGTTACATTAATTCCTTTTGATCCAATTAATTGATAATGCAATCTTGCAAAAGTATCTAAATCGTTAATAGCATTTTCAATTGTCGTATCATCTAGTTTATTAATATAACCATAATAATAAAGATTTTCTACCCATGTTCCCAAAGAAGGGTTATCAGGATCAACTAAACCAGTTGGATCATTAATTGCTCGTTCTAAATCTTCTTGAATTAAATTCTTTTGATTTATATTTTCTATTTGTCTGTTTTCTTGCCAT